ACAACAATTGACTGGAAAAACACTGGCGACAACTCTTACGATGGCGAAAAGCTTAAACTGCTTGTGCATGACGAAAGTGGTAAATGGGAAAGACCAGATAATATCCTCAACAACTGGCGGGTTACGAAAACAACGTTAAGACTTGGTGCACGTATTATAGGTAAGTGTATGATGGGTTCAACATCAAATGCTTTAGATAAAGGCGGTGATAATTTTAAAAAGTTATACAACGATTCAAACGTAACTAAGCGTAATTCTAACGGACAAACAAAGTCTGGTTTATATTCTTTGTTTATACCTATGGAATGGAACTATGAAGGTTTTATTGATGAATATGGACAGCCTGTATTTAATAATCCTAGAAAAAAAGTTGTTGATCCGTGGGGTGATGAAATAGAACAAGGTGTTATAAATTATTGGGAAAACGAAGTTGAGGGTTTAAGAAACGATCAAGACGCTTTAAATGAATATTACAGGCAGTTTCCTCGTACAGAAGAGCACGCTTTTCGCGATGAAACAAAAAATAGTATATTTAATTTAGCAAAAATATACGAACAAGTTGATTATAATGAAGATTTGCGTAATAGTAATATTATAACGCAGGGTAATTTTCAGTGGGTTAACGGTGTAAAAGATACAGATGTTATATTTATACCGAGCCCGCAAGGAAGATTTAAAGTATCCTGGATTCCAGGAGCACATCTTCAAAACAAATATATTACTAAAAACGGTATTAAATATCCAGCCAATGAACACATAGGTGCATTTGGTTGTGATAGCTACGATATTTCAGGAACGACTGACGGCAAGGGCTCTAAAGGTGCATTACACGGACTTACTAAGTTTACAATGGAAGATGCACCACCTAGCTCATTCTTTTTAGAATATATAGCTAGGCCTCAAACAGCAGAGATATTTTTCGAAGACGTACTAATGGCGTGCGTGTTTTACGGAATGCCAATACTTGCTGAGAATAACAAACCTAGGTTATTGTATCATTTTAAAAGAAGAGGATATAGAGGTTATTCGATGAACCGACCTGACAGATTATGGAATAAGCTTTCCGTAACTGAAAAAGAAATAGGTGGTATACCAAACTCTAGTATGGATATGAAGCAAGCGCATGCCGCTGCAATTGAAATGTATATCAATGATCACGTTGGTTTAATTTCAGAAGGAGAATACGGAACAATGTATTTTAACGATACATTAAATGATTGGTCTAAATTTGATATAAATAACAGAACAAAGTTTGATGCTGCTATTAGTTCAGGTTTAGCCATTATGGCTTGTCATAAAGATTTATATAGGCCTGTAGCAAAAAAAGAAAGAACAAAATTAAATCTATCTATAGCTAGGTATAAGCAAGATGGTTTTACTTCAAAAATAATAAAATAATAATATGGCTCAATCAGTTGTAAATAGTTATTTCCCAAGCCAAGTTGCTAGTGACCTTGAAAAAATGTCGCAAGAATATGGCCTTAAAGTTGGTAGAGCTATTCAGCAAGAATGGTTTAATAACGATAACGGAGCTGCTAGATATAAAAGCAACCAAGACAGCTTTCATCATTTACGCTTATATGCTAGAGGCGAACAAAGCATACAAAAATATAAAGACGAATTATCTATTAACGGGGATTTATCTTATCTTAATTTAGACTGGAAGCCTGTGCCAATATTATCAAAATTTGTTGATATTGTTGTTAACGGTATTTCTGATAGAGCATTTGATATTAAAGCATATTCTCAAGATCCATACGGTGTTTCTAAAAGAACAGCATATATGAATTCTATTATAAGAGATATGCAAACTAAAGAAATAAACGATTACGCAAAAGAAGCGTTTGGCATAAATCTTTACGAAAACGATCCAACTAATTTACCTGAATCAAAAGAAGAGCTAGAATTACACATGCAGCTTAGCTACAAGCAAAGCATAGAAATAGCCGAAGAAACTGCAATTAATACTTTATTAGATGGTAATAATTATGATTTAACAAAAAGAAGGTTATATTATGATTTAGCTACTATAGGTATTGCTGCGGTAAAAAATTCTTTTAATGCATCAGAAGGTATTGTTGTTGATTATGTTGATCCTGCTAATCTAGTTTATTCTTATACAGAATCACCATATTTTGATGATATATATTATGTAGGTGAAGCTAAGTATATTCCTATTAATGAATTAAAAAAGCAATTTCCGCAATTAACAGATGAAGATTTAGAAAAAATATCAAAAACAAACTATTCTAATTCTGGCGGTTATAGTAAAGGATATAACTATTCTGAAAAACGTGATTCTAATAGCGTGCAAGTTTTATATTTTAATTATAAAACTTATGCTAATGAAGTATACAAAACAAAATTAACAGCAACCGGCGCTGATAAAGTTATAGAAAGAGACGATACATATAGCCCACCAAAAGACAGTGAAGAATTTGGTAAACTTTCAAGATCAATTGAGGTTTTATATGACGGCGCAATGATAGTTGGTAGCGATTATCTTTTAAAGTGGGAGCTGTGTAAAAACATGATGCGCCCTAAGAGCGATAATGCTAAAGTAAGAATGAACTATAGCATTGTGGCGCCTAGAATGTATAAAGGTCGTATTGAATCTTTAGTAAGTAGATGTGTAGGTTTTGCAGATATGATTCAGCTTACACATTTAAAAATACAGCAAGTTATGCAAAAGATGATGCCAGACGGTGTTTATCTTGATGCTGACGGTTTAGCTGAAATAGATTTAGGTAACGGTACAAACTACAATCCACAAGAAGCGCTTAACATGTTTTTCCAAACTGGTTCCGTTATTGGTCGCTCATTTACGCAGGACGGTGATGCAAATCCAGGTAAAGTACCAATACAGCCTATTGCAACTGGTGCCGGTGGAAGTAAAATGCAAACGCTAATTACAACATATAACTATTATATGCAAATGATCCGCGATGTAACGGGTCTTAATGAAGCACGTGACGGCTCTGTGCCAGATTCAAGGGCTTTAGTTGGAGTGCAAAAATTAGCAGCGGCAAATTCAAACACAGCAACTAGACACATATTAAACTCTGGTTTATTTTTAACTTCAGAGCTTGCTGAAAATTTATCTTTACGTATTTCAGACGTGTTAGAATATTCGGATGCTAAAGAAGCGTTTATGCAAAAAATAGGTGGCTTTAATACTATGACTATTAGCGAGCTATCTGAATTGCATTTGCATGACTTTGGTATATTTTTAGAATTAGCGCCAGACGATGAAGAAAAAGCTAGACTTGAAAATAATATTCAAACAGCTTTATCCGCTGGTCTAATCGATTTAGATGATGCTATAGATATTAGAGAAGTTAAAAACTTAAAACTGGCAAATCAACTTCTTAAATTACGCCGTAAGAAAAAACAAGAGCGTGATCAAATGATGCAGCAGCAAAATATACAAGTTCAAGCGCAGGCAAACGCACAGGCTCAACAAGTTGCTGCACAAGCTGAAATACAAAAAAATCAAGCAAACTCTCAAATACAGTTCCAATTAGAACAAGTTAAAGCGCAGCTAGAACAACAAAAAATGGCTTTTGAAGTCAATGCTAAAAAAGAATTAATGGAGCTGGAGTTTAATTATAACATGCAAATAAGAAGCATGGAAGTTGAAGGTCAAAAAGACAGGGATAAAGAAAAAGAAGACCGTAAAGACGAAAGAACTAAAATTCAAGCAACTCAACAAAGCGAGTTAATAGAACAAAGAAAGAAAGAAACACCTCCAAAGAATTTTGAATCAGGGGGTAACGATGTACTTGGCGGTGGTTTCGGTTTAGGAACCTTCGATCCTAAGTAATAATAACAGTATATAATTATATAATATTTTATCATGAGTGAAGAAAAGAAACCTGTCGCGTCCGTTTTGGATGACGGCACAATAAAATTAGATTACACTAAAGATGCCGTTCAAGAGCAAAGCACAGATGAGGTTCCTGTACGCGACGAATCCGAAGTTAGCGAAGAAGTACAAGAGCAAAACGTCGAAGAAACAGATGCAGACTCTACCGGAGAAAGCACCGACGAAAATGTTCAGGATGCCGAAGAAACTAAAGAAAATGAATCTGTATTAGTAGAAATTACAGATGAAGAAGTTGAAGAAGTAGCAGAAGAGCTTCAAGAAGAAGTACAAGATGCTATTGAAGAAGCTAAAGAAACAGGCGTAGAGCTACCTGAAAATATTCAAAAAGTTGTAGACTTTATGAATGAAACAGGCGGCACATTAGAAGATTATGTAAAACTTAATACAGATTACGCCTCTTTAAATGAAAATGCTTTATTAAGAGAGTATTATCAAAATACTAATCCTAATTTAGATAATGAAGATATTAACTTCTTAATGGAAGATAAGTTTTCGTATGATGAAGATATAGATGATGAGCGTGAAGTACGACGCAAAAAAGTTGCACGTAAACAAGCTTTATCAGATGCTAAAAATCATTTAGAGGGTCTTAAAAATAAATATTATACTGAAATTAAAGCGGGATCGCGTTTAAATTCAGATCAGCAAAAAGCGGTAGATTTTTTCAATCGCTATACAAAAGAAAGTGAAGATGCGGCTAAAAAAGTCGAGCATTTTAACAAAGAAACAAATAAAGTTTTTACAGACAAATTCGAAGGTTTCGATTACAATGTTGGTGAAAAGAAATATCGTTTTAAAGTTAAAGATGCTAATAAGATTAAAGAAAGCCAAGGCGACATTAACAACTTTATTAAGAAGTTCTTAAATGAAAAAGGAGTTATGTCAGATGCTAAAGGTTATCACAAATCATTATTTACGGCTATGAATCCGGATCAAGTAGCACAACATTTTTACGAGCAAGGCAAAGCTGACGCTCTTAAAGATAGTATAACAAAGTCTAAAAACGTAGATATGAATCCGAGAGGGACTCATGAGAAATTTACGGCAGCAAACGGAGTTACATATCGTGTTCTTAATCCTGGAGAAAGCAGCTCTAAACTTAGGGTAAAATTAAAAAAATAAATAACCATTTAAAAATAATTAAAAAATGGCTTTAGCAGGAACAGGTGCTGAATTAAATCACCTAACACCACGTCCTACGAAAACTCTTTTCGCGGACAACTATATCGCGGCTACTGGCTTCGATTTTCAAAATCAATTCTTACCGGAAGTATACGATCAAGAAATTGAGCGTTTCGGTAAGCGTACTATCTCTGGTTTCCTATCTATGGTAGGTGCTGAGATGCCTATGGCTTCTGACCGTATCATATGGTCAGAGCAAGGACGTTTGCATATCGCTTATGAAAACGTAACCACTGATGCCGACGGAGATGCTTTAACGCTTCCAAATAATCACTTGGTTGTTGCAGGTATGACCCTTGTTGTTTCTAACAATGCAGGAACTGTTGTTCACAAAGCTTATGTTACTTCTGTATCAGGTCAAACTGTAAATATTAAAGTATACGATACAGCTGACGGTGACCTTCCATCTTCTTTTGACGGAATTTCAAACGCAAAATGTTTTGTTTATGGTTCTGAATACACTAAAGGCGCTGCTAGCGTAGGCGGTACTTCAGATGCTCCATTTACACGTTTTGTAAACAAGCCAATTATTATTCGTGACAAATACCGTGTTAGCGGTTCTGATGTTGCTCAAATCGGTTGGGTTGAAGTTGCTACAGAAATGGGAACTAGCGGTTACTTATGGTACTTAAAGTCTGAGCACGAGTCTCGTCTACGCTTTATGGACTATCTAGAAATGTCAATGGTTGAAGCTGAAACAGACCAAACTGATGCTGGTATTCTTCAAGCTGATGTTTTCGGTCTTGGCGGTACAAAAGCTATTACTGGTTCTGAAGGTTTATTTGCTGCTGTTGAGTCTCGCGGTATTGTTTACAATGCACCAGACTTTGATGGAGCAGGTGGTCTTACTCAGTTTGACGACATTTTAGGTGAGCTTGATAAGCAAGGTGCTATTGAAGAAAACATGCTTTTCTTAGATCGTGCTACTTCTTTGTCAATTGACAATATGCTTGCAGCTCAAAATTCTTACGGTGCCGGCGGTACTTCTTACGGTGTATTCAACAACGAAGAAGAAATGGCATTGAATTTAGGATTTACAGGATTCCGTCGTGGATCTTATGACTTCTACAAAACAGATTGGAAATACTTGAACGACGCTACTACTCGTGGTATGGTTGGAGATATCGAAGGTTTATTAGTACCTGCGGGAACTTCTTCTGTATACGACGAAACATTAGGTCAGAACATTTCTCGTCCTTTCTTACACGTACGTTACCGTGCTAACGAAGCGGAAGATCGTAGAATGAAGTCTTGGATTACAGGATCTGTCGGTGGTAACTTTACTAGCGACGCTGATGAAATGAATGTACACTACTTATCAGAGCGTGCACTTTGTGTTCAAGCAGCAAACAACTTCGTATTGTTGAAAAAATAATACATTTAATTAATATTGTCCTCGGTTTCGGCCGAGGGCATTATTTTTCTTTTATTTAATTATATAATATTATGGCACAAGCTAAAAAAACACCGGCAAAAAAGGCACCGGTTAAAAAAGAAAAGCCTGCAACGGTAGAAGCACCTACTGTAAATATTGGAGAAGAATCATATGCAACACCTCCAATGCCTCAAAAACCACAAAAAGCAAAATGGGAATATAGAGATAGACTTTATGAATTAACATCATTGCGTAAGCCTATTATTTTTGTATTACCAGCTATGCATTCAAGAAGAAAGCCTTTATTATGGTTTGATCCAGAAAAAGGTTATCAACGAGAATTAAGATACGCAACAAATCAAAAATCTGTATTTGTTGACGAACAAGAAGGCCCTGTTACATTAGGCCGAATTGTATTTAGAGACGGTGCGTTAACTGTACCAAAGGAAAACGTAGCGCTTCAACAATTGCTTTCTTTATATCACCCGTATACTTTGGATAATAGAATAGCAGAATATAATCCACTAGCTATCGCGGAAGAACAGGTTGATAATATTGAATTAGAACTAGACGCTATGAATTTAGCATCTAGCATGGACATTGATCAAGCTGAGGCTATATTACGTGTAGAAATCGGATCTGCGGTATCTACGATGAGCTCTAAGGAGCTTAAACGTGATTTGCTTGTATTTGCACGTAGCAATCCTTATTTGTTCATAGAACTAGCGAATGACGATAATGTACATTTACGTAATATTGGTATTCGTGCAACAGAAGCAGGTATTATTGCTTTATCACAAGATAACAGAACGTTCACTCACGCTAATACTGGACGAAAACTTATGACAGTACCGTTTGATGAACATCCCTATTCAGCACTTGCAGCCTATTTTAAAACAGATGAAGGCATGGAAGTTTTGAATAATATTGAAAAACGACTATAAGTCAATTAGTAGTTAGGCTCCTTTTACAGGGGCCTAATTACTATATAATAAAAAATAAATATGAGCGTAAACGTAAATACTGTTTATACAAGGGTACTTGCAATAATAAATAAAGAGCAAAGAGGATATATTGGTCCAACAGAATTTAATATATTTGCTAATCAGGCACAAATGGATATATTTGAGCAATATTTTTATGACCTTAATCAATTTTTGCGTTTACCAGGCAATAGCACTGGTCATGCAGATATGGTTGATATTTTAAATGAAAAGATTGGTATATTTACTAAAACCGCCGCTTTAGTATATGGTAGTACATCTTTTAATAAGCCTACTGATTTATACAGATTAACAGCTATAGAATATAATGGTATTATTGCTGATAGATTAACTAGAAAAGAATTTTTACAAATAAACCAATCACCGCTTACAAAACCAAGTGATGCATTTCCTGTTTATACAGAATTAGCAGACGGCTACGACGTTCAGGGTACGGAAGAGTTCGACGCTGCAGATCAAAGCGGTGATCCAAAAGTAAATATAGAATATATTAAAACCCCTACAGACGTAAACTGGGGCTATAGCACGGTAAGCGGCGCTGCTATATATAATTCTTCAGCAAGCACTAATTTTGAATTGCATGAGTCTGAAGAAACAGAACTTGTATTAAAAATATTAGAATTAGCGGGTATATCTACAAGAGACATCGAAGTATCCCAATACGCGGGAAGAGAAGAAGCTATAAACACTCAACAAGAAAAAGTATAATAAATGGGATTATTATCACAAACTGGAGAAACTTATTACGGGGACGCTAATAATTATGGCAGTTATCAATTTATATCACTTTCAGATATTGTAACTAATTTTATGATTGCTTATGTAGGTGAAAATAAAATTATA